CAGCCGGGCCGGGGTGCATGCCGCCACGGCCCGGCTGAACCAGACCCAGGGGCCGGCCGCCGAGAAGGCCAAGGCCGCCGCACGCCTGCGCAGCGCCTATCGCCAGTTGGGTGAGGAACCGCCCGACGTCATCAAGGCCAACGCCGACGACATCCACGCCTTCAGGCGGGGGGCCGGCTGGGTCACCCACCCCCGCGAGACGCGCCGCATCCACGACTACTGGGTGGTCGGTGAGGGCCGGGCCAAGATTCGCTGGGGGACCGGGGGCGACTTCACCCGATGCACCCGGTACCTGCGCAAGTACATCAGCCCGGTGTTCCTGCACCGCACCTGCGCCCAGTGGCACCACGACGCGCTCGGCTACTGGCCGGGCGAGCGTGGCCGCCCCGGCAACCCACCGAAGGGAAGCAACGACGTGACCGCCCACCCGTTCCACCTCGTGGCTGCTGCACCGCGACCGTCGTACCCGACGTCGTGGTTCGATGACCCCGGCTTCACCGGGCCGACCCCGCTGACCGTGGAACCCAACGGTCGCGTCTACGGTCACCTGGCCACCTGGGGCACCTGCCACATCGGCATCGACGGGGTGTGCGTCACCCCGCCGCAGAGCCGCACCGACTACGCCTACTTCCACCTGGGCGTGGTCGACACCGACGACGGCCGGCTGGCGGTGGGCAGCATCACGCTCGACACGGGCCACGCCAACCTCGACCTGCGGGCCTTCGACGCACGCCGTCACTACGACGACACCGGCACCGTGGTGGCCAAGGTGCGCGCCGGCGAGGACGAACACGGCATCTGGGTGGCGGGTGCGCTGTGCGACGTCCCCGACGACGTGCGCTTGACCCTGGCCAGCAGCGCCGGCCTGAGCGGTGACTGGCGCGAGGTGGCCGGCAACCTGGAACTGGTGGCCGCGCTGGCCGTCAACGTGCCGGGGTTCCCGGTGCCCCGTGTGGGGCTGGCCGCCAGCGCCGGCGGCCAGCACGCCCTGGTGGCGGCGGGCATCGTGCAGCCGTACGCCGTGCTCACCGACGACTTCGACCTGCTCGCCCTGGCCGCCGCCGTGGTGGCCGAGATCGAGCGCAAGGCCGAACGGCAGCAGCGGCTGGCCAAGGTGCGCGGTGCCCGCCTGAGCGCCCTGCGCGACCGCATGGCCATGGTGGGAGGGGACTGACCGTGCCCTGCAACTGCCAGCGCAAGGAGAACTTTTATCGCGTGTACGACGCCACCGGGAAGGTGGTGCGTGACGTGCGCACCCTGATGGAAGCCAAGACCCTGGCCAACCGCACCAAGGGCACGTACTCCCGCATCTGACGATGACCTACCGCAAGGACAACGGGCGCATCGTGGCGCTGGTGGCCGGCTGAGGCGGGAGCCGCAAGGCTGCGACGTGGGTCCACGTCCTCCCCGACAAGTCCGAGCGTGCCTACAGCACCCTGCAGGAAGTGATGGCCGCCATCAGGCTGCACGGCGGCTCGTACAGGCGGGTGTAGCCGATGGGCGTGCCGCTCGACCAACTACCTCCCGACGTGCGGCGCAAGGTGCTGGCTGCCCACGCCACGGCCGCCCCTGCGCCTGGCCGCATTGCCCCGCCAGCGCCCGCGAGCGCCCCTTTGCCGGCGGGCAAGGGGCAGCGGTGGCGGTGCCACGCCTGCGGGGCTACGCACACCGCGTGGGCCGTAGCCGAACGTCATGCTCGCGACAACCACCATGCTCGCGTCGTGCTGATGCTTGACCAGCCGTAGCGCACCTCGTACTGTGCGCCGGGACGCCCGAGGGCTGGCCAAGTCCAGCGCCTTGTCGCCCGTGAAGTCGGGGGAGCGGTGAACAATCGACCCTTCCCACCACGGAGCGACGTCAATGTACGAACTGCCCGAGTCGCTCGACGGCCTCACCGTCGAGGAACTGACCGCCCACATCACCGAGGCGAACGACGCCCTGCGCGCCCTCGACATCAACGAGGCTTCGTCCGACGACGACATCGCCGCCGCCGAAGCGCTCGTGGACGCCCTGGCCGTCCTGCGCGATGCCAAGGCCACCGCCGAGCAGGCCGCCGCCGCCAAGGCCGACCGCATCGCCAGCATCCGTCAGGCCCAGGCCGACGCCCCTGCCGACCAGCCCGAGCCCGAGCCCGAGGTGGTGGTGCCGGACGAGGTCATCTCCCAGGAGCCGGTCCTGGCCGCCGGTCGCAAGCCGGCCACGTCGCCGGTCAAGCGGGCCGCCGCCGCCGCTCCCGCCGTCGAACTGCCCAAGCCGGGCCTCGTCACCCTCACCGCCGCCGCCGACGTGCCGGGCTTCCCCCTGGGGCAGCCGCTGGACGGGCTGGACGGCGTGGTGTCCGCCGTGATCGCCCGTGCCAAGACCATGCCTCGCGGCAACCTGGCCGGTCCCAACGGTGGCGTGCGTCAGCGGTTCGGCACGGCCGTCATCCGACGCGAGTTCGATGACCCGCTGCTGGTGCAGGGCCGTGGCCCCACCGACGACTTCGCCCTGGTGGAGCACGCAGCCAACGAGCGTCGCCTTCCCGGCGGCAGCCTGGTGGCGTCCATTGCTGCCCGCAAGTCGCTGACGGCCGCCGTGCCTTCGGGCTGGTGCGCTCCCAGCGAAACCCTGTACGACCTGTGCGAGTTCCACAGCGTCGAGGGCATGCTGGACGTCCCCGAGTTCCAGGTGCGTCGCGGCGGCATCCGCTACACCGACGGCCCGAACTTCGATGACATCTACAACAACGTCAGCGCCAAGAATGACCCAAAGAAGAACTACAACTTCGTGCTCGACCCGAACGCCACCGGCGGGTTCGACCTCAGCACCACGGGTGGCGGCGCCGCCATCACCGAGAAGCCCTGCGCCATGGTCGAGTGCACGGACTTCGAGGACATCAGGCTCAGCCTGCTTGGCTTCTGCGTGAAGTCCCCCATCCTCATGGAGATGACCTACCCCGAACTGGTCCGCCGGTTCGTGGAGGGCGTGCTGGTGGCGCACCGGCACCGGGTCAACGAGTGGATGATCGACCAGATCGTCAAGGGCGCCGGGTCGGTGCAGATCGCAGAAGCCGCCACCCCCAGCCGCACGGTGTTCAACCTGCAGGCGCTGGAGTTCTACGCCATGGGCATGCGCTACAAGTACCGCCTGCCCCTGTCGGCCACCATGGAACTGGTCGCGCCGGCGTGGCTGCGCGAGATCATCCGCATGGACATGGCCATGGAGAACTGCAAGGACCGCGCCGACGTCAGCAACGCCGACGTGGACCGCTGGTTCACCAGCCGGGACATGCGGGTCCAGTGGGTGTACGACTGGCAGGACATCACCGTCGACGCCAACAGCGGTGGGCTGCCGGTCTTTCTAAGCGGTGGCACCGGCAACCCTGCGCTGGTGAACCTGCTCATGTACCCGGCCGGATCGTGGGCGCGTGGCGTGGGCGACACCTTCAGCATCGACAACGTGTACGACAGCGCCAACCTGGCCGACAACGTGTACACGGCGCTGTTCACCGAGGAGTCGATGCTCATGGTCAACCGCTGCTACAGCACCGTCCATGTCCAGATCCCGCTGTGCATCAGCGGCGTGGGCGTGGCCGACGTCGCTGCGGCCTGCTTCAAGCAGGCCCCGTAGGGCGGCGCTGACACATGGCACTCACCGGCTTCCGGCAGTACGTCGAGGTTGCCACCACCCCGCGCAGGATCGCGGGGTGGCTGGCAGCCGCCGACGTGCGCGACACGAGCGGCCCGGCGCTGCTGGGCGCCGAGTACGAAACCGACGCCTGCATCACGGACTACGGCGGCGAGTTCATCGACGGCTGCATCGCAACGAAGGGCGGCTTCAGCCAACCGCCGCCCGGCCTGGCCGTGCCTCCGGGCGCGCGTGGGCCGACCATGCCCGGCAGGGTGAAGGAGTTTCAGGGCACCGGGCACACCGTCACCGGCGACCCCTTCGTCCCGTACGCCGGGGTGGCCTGCCTGCCCAACTCGCTCAGCATCGAAGCGGCCCAGGCCCAGGCCCAACGTCGCTTCGCCTACGTGGAGTCGCGGCAGGTGGACTACCACCTGTCGCGACTGATCACCCAGAACGGCAACGACATCGGTGACTGCCCGCTCAGCCAGATGCTGGCCAACGCCGAGTACGCCGCGCTGAACGAGTACGGGGGCCACGCCCTCATCGCGATGTCGGCACCGCTGGTGCTGTGCGCCGCCAGCATGAACCTGCTCTACGCCATGGGTGACGGCAGCCTGCGCACCATGGCCGGCACCCACGTCACCACCATCGCCCACAACGACGCCGTGACCGCCAAGAACTTCTTTCTCACCGGTCACGTCACCCTGCTGCGCGGCAGCCTCAACGTCCGCACAGCAACCGACATGCCGAACAACCAGCAGTACGGCCTTGCCGAGCGTGTCTACGTGCCGCTCATCGAGTGCATGGCCTACTACGGCACCGCTACCTGCGACAGCCCCGTCACACCGTGAGTACCGCCCCACCACACATGGGTGGGGAAAGCCCCAGGTCAGCCCAGGAGGACACCACTAATGGCCAGTAAGAGCTTTCCAGTTGTGCGCGGGCGCATGATGCGCATCACCAAGGTCGATGGCTGTGGCCGGCCCGTTCCGGGCGAGGGCAACAGCATCGTCACCGACGGGTTCGTGTCGGTCGCGCTGACGTCCAACATCACCGAGGCCGAGGAGATCGTGGTCACCGGCGCCAGCGGCCGGGTGTGCGTGCGCGACCCCGGCAAGCCGTCCTTCGACGGCTACGGCGTGGAGGTCACCTTCTGCGAGGTGAACCCCTGCCTGTTCGCCCTGATCACCGGTCAGGACTCGATCGTCAACGGCACCGGCGACCTCACCGGCTTCAAGATGAACTCCAAGAAGTTCTCCAGCACGGGCTTCGCGCTGGAAGTGTGGACCGGGGTGCCCGGCGGCGACGTGTGCGCTCCCCCGACTGCCGGTGCGAGCGGCGCTGCCGACCCGGCCGGCTACTTCGTGCTGCCGAACATCCAGGGTGGCGTGCTGGGTGACTTCACCATCGAGAACGCGGCCATCACGTTCGGCATCACCGGCGCCAGCACGCGCGACGGCAACGCATGGGGCACGGGACCATACAGCGGCCCGTTCGACACGACCGACCCCATCGTCAACCCGCACGATGCCGGCCCGTACCTCGACAGCGCGCTGGACGCCAACGACCACCTCGCGGTGCAGTTCACCGACAAGGGCGTGCCGTCCATCACCGACGGCTGCGTGGACCTGAAGGCGGCCGGTGCGCGACAGTTGATGGCGGGCGGCACCAACCCTGCTCCCCCCACCGTCGCGGCGCAGGGCACGCTGTCGGCCACGGTCACCATCAGCCGCACTGCCCCGACAACCGTCGGCAACGTGACCCCTCCTGCTGCGTTCCCGGCCAGCGGCCCGGTCAAGGTTCACTGGGGCGACGGCAA